ACCGTTGAGGTGTGCGTGTTCGGTCTCACTCGCGTCATCGCTGGTGGCTCGCTGACCTTCGTCACCACGCCTCTCCTCGCTGTCACCACCGCAGGCAAGGTCAAGAGCGGTCTGACCGCTGGCGACTATGCCGTGGCGCGCGTGCTCCCCAACATCAATCAGACGAGCGCCGCCGCCAACGCGCAGCTCCTCGCCTTCTTCTTCGGTCCCGTGACCGTCAACGCCTAAGGAGTCCTAGATGGCCAGCTCATATAGCAATCTCCATCCCGTAGACCAGATCCTCAGCTCGCTTGTCGTCGAGGCGGTGCCCTCAGACAGCCAGCTCATCGCTGACAAGCTCTTTGAGTCGGTCAAGATCCCTGAGCGCTCAGGCACTCTCCTCATCGAGCAGACGCGCAACTTCATGGGCGCAGGCGCAGGTCTCGACCTCGAGCGCGCTCCTGGCGCTGACCGTGTCTCCATCGGTGGTTTCGACCGCTCCTCGACGACCTTCAAGGCGCTCATCTACAGCGCCAAGGACTCCATCGCGATGGAGGACATCATCGACTCTCAGTATCCTGGGAGCGAGGAGCAGCGCATCGCCAAGAAGGTCGCCCGCGTGATGAAGCTCGCCAAGGAGAAGCGCGCCGCTGACCTCCTGTTCGGCACCTCCAACTTCAGCAACAACACCTCCACCTCTGCGTTCGGTGGCAAGTTCAACGCGAGCGGTGCGGAGCCTCTGAGCTACCTGCATCAGCTCAAGGACACGGTGTTCGCCGCCGCTCATGGCATCAACCCCGACACGCTTGTGATGGGTCGGGACCTGTTCCGCGCCCTCGCTCGCAACCCCGAGGTCCGTGGCTATGTCGGCACCGCTTCCGCAGGTATCGCCTCGGGCAACCTGATCCTCAGCGACGCCGCTGTGAAGCAGGTCCTCGCTGATGTGCTCGGCATCCCCAACATCCATGTCGGCGAGGCGCGCGTTGACTCCGCTGTGCCTGGTGCCTCCTCCTCTGAGGGCTACATCTGGACCGGTGACAGCCTGTTCATGGGTATCCTCAAGGGCTCAGACGCCATCGTTCAGAAGGGCGGCAATGTCAAGGGCATGCCCGTGGCCGCGCTCAACTTCGAGTTCGGTGGCATGGTGGCTGGTCAGTACGATGACCTCGGCAAGATCCGCCGTTATGTCTACGCTGAGGAGTGCCACCTCTTTAAGGGCATCGACAGCACCCTCGGCTACATCCTCACCGACTGCCTGTAAGATGACCTGCGCGTGTGGCTCCTCCGTTCATCTGCTTGCAGAAGGTGACAGCGCCGACAAGGTGGCAGTCGCTGATCTGAGCGCACAAGCAAAAGAGCAGAGTGGGCCACGCGCAGAACTGACCAAGGCGAAGGTGAAGGAGCTGCGCGCAGAGATAACGGCAGCGGATGTGATGGCGCGCGCACTGGGACAAAGCAGGCAGAGCCTCCTCGATGTGTTGGAGACCGCTCTGTCAATGACCTCACCCGAGGCGCTTCTCGCGATGCCGAGAGACACCCTCGCGGACTTTGTGCTTCAAGCAGGCTTCGGCTTGACCATCGATGATTTCATCGAGCAGTCTGACCGAGTGGCCGCCGCCGCGCTTGAAGCGATCCAAGTCTTGGAACCAACCGCAACCACCGCATCAGTCCAAGCACAGCTCGATAGCTTTCGCGTGGCGGCGGTCGACTCCGTGTTTCAAGATGTCATCATTCCCGACACCACCAAAGCCATCAGAGAGGCGCTTCAAGGCATGTCCCTAGGAGTACCCCTCAAGGCGTCAATGAGCGCGCTATCGGCTCAACTAGAGCGCTCTGAGGGGCGTCAACTGACCGAGGTCAAGACCAAGATCGCCAGCTATGGTCGACAGGTCACAGCGGCTGTCGGTGAGTCGGCAGGGCTCGACCTGTACCTGTACACAGGCCCACGCGATGGCATCACGCGCAGGTTCTGCAAGCCTCTCATCAACAAGGTGGTGACCGAGGCGCAGATGGCGCGCCTCGACAACGGGCAGGGGCTGCCTGTGAAACTATCTGGTGGTGGCTACAACTGCCGCCATTCATGGAGCCCTGTGTCGCAGGGCTTCGTCGACGCGGCGGGGCTGACGATGGCTGACGCCGCCGACATCGCCAAAGCCAACTCAGGAGCATGAGCATGAGAAAAGCAGTCACAGGTGAGACTCATCGGCTTGATTGGATGGCTCCTGGACCGTTGACCACTGCGCCCACGGCGCGCTTCAAGGAGGAGGGGCAGACATCCTCCATCACGCTCACGCAGACGCGCGCAGATGTGTCCGTGTCAGCTATCGCCGCTGACCGCAGGACTCTCACCGTGGCGTCTCAAGCATCGGGCTTGCAGGCTGATCAGGCGCGCGCCTTCCTCATCACCGCAGGGGACTCGATTTACCCTGTGGTGCTGACTCGCTTAGTGGGGACCACCGCCATCCTCGCGGAGCCCCTGCCTCGCGAGATTGATCTAGGAGCATCAGCCACGCTCACCTTCGCGTTGTGGTATGGCACAGTCCCCTCATGGGTCACTGCGACCTCTGCGACCTATGCGATGGAGGTTGCCTACTCCATAGACCGAGGGCAGGGCGCGGAGCTGCGCGTCGACCGAGACCTGTTCAAGGTGACGCCTCGACCCTTCAGCACAGGTCTCGACCATGAGGCGCTTGTGGGCATGTTCCCTCAGCTGGCTGACATGATACCTCGACGCCAGAGCGACCTTGAGCCTCAGATCGGCGCCGCGCTAGAGGAGGTGGTGCTGGCTCTGCGTGATCATCTCAAGGATGTGGAGCTGACTGAGGATGAGGTGTTCAACGGGCATGCGTTCAAGAACGCACACGCCTACGCCACCGCCGCGCGCGTCTATGAGAGCGCCCTCCAACTCGATACAGCCACAGCCATGCGTGAGCGCTATCAAGAGATGTTGAAGCTCGCCCTGCGCCTCGTGGCGATAGACAAGGATGGTGATGGTATCGTTGACGAGGGCGACCTCGACAACGCTCAAACGGGTGGCTCTGCGCGTGACCTGCGCGCCTCGTGGGCGACCTACACCAAGAGCGCCAATGACACCTTCTTCTCTCCCTCCCGAGGGATGAGGCACTAGGAGTCACACATGCCCATCAGAGCCAAGATCAACCTCAACCTGCCAGCGGTCTTGTGGACCACACAGCAGAGCGCCGCGCTCGCCTCCAATGTTGTCGCCTCGATCAAGATGAGAACGAGCGATGGCTTGGACACTGACGACAAGCCGTTCAAGCCATACAGCAAGCGCCCCATCTACATCGCCTATCAAGGCGCGCGCCTCAAGCCGAAGGGCGGTCGTGAGTCACGCACAGGGCGCTCAATGTACTTCGCTGGGGGCTACCACGAGTACAAGGAGAAGTCGCGCAAGCATGGCGCGGGCTCCTCTGCTCTCGTTGACCTGGTGGCCTCGGGCATCCTCATGAACAACCTAGTCGTGTTGCATGCTGATGCGCAGCGCTTCGTCATCGGTCTCACTCAGCATGTCCGCAACTATGGCTACGCCGTCAATCAAGCGCGCCCCTACCTCGGGCTGTCGGCTCGACAGGTGGACATCGTGGTCAAGGCTGTCGAGTACGACCTAATCGCCAACATGAGGAGGGGCAAGTGAGCCAAGGTATCTTCGCCGCCTGCGCCAAGCTGGAGACGATGGTGGAGGCCATCACTCCCAAGACCGACATTCACCACGGCTTCACCGCTATCAACGCCCGCACCGGTGGGCGTGTCGCGCCCCTCGAAGCACGACAGCACACCAATCGCTCCTTCGAGTTCCGCTTCAACGGCTTCTCCATCGATGACGGCGCCGCCGCTCTCTCAGGTCGCAGACGCGCGCCGATGATCCTGCGCGTCAAGTATGAGGTGCCAGCCGAGGAGCACTACCTTGAGCGCCTCATCAACGAGGATGCAGCGCTTCTCCTGCTCGCGCTGAAGGGTCCCAACTATGACCTAGCCACGAGCGGCATCATCTCGTTGATCCCAGGTGCGCCCACCGCTGAACCGATGGTCGACCCCACCACCGAGGCGACCTTCATCATCTTGTCCTTCCCCTTCGATCTTCTCTATCTGGAGGCTTAAACATGGGCGTCACTCATCGCTCCCTCTCAGTCGCGGTCGAGAGCTCCTTCGGCTCGCTCTCCTCCTCGACAGGTCTGCCCGATGTGTCGGGTCTCACTTATGTCTCGATCCCCTGCGAGCGTGACCCCATTGTCATCTATGGCGATGT